CTACTTAGATAGCTTCCAGAAGATTATTCTGTCTGTGGATAACGACGAAGCAGGTAATTCTATAGCTGACCGTATCTCTAAGTTGTTTCCTAATAAGGTGTATCGTGTAGCTCATGGTAAATACAAAGATGCTAACGATTTTCTAACCAACAGGTCTATGATAGAGTTCAAACAGGCTTGGTATAATGCTAAGAAGTATACCCCAGACAATGTTCTTAACACCACAGATCAGTTCCTCAAGTTGTACGATGAAACACCAGAGTTGCAGTATGTACCCACAGGAATTAATGAGCTAGATGCTAAGATCTTAGGTCTAATGCAAGGTCACTTCACAGTCATTAAGGCACCTACTGGGATTGGTAAAACTGAGATCATGCGTTACTTAGAGTACAATATGATTCAGCGTGGTGTGAGGATCGCTACGTGGCACCTAGAGGAAACTAAACTACGGTCAGTGCTTGGCCTAGTCTCTTACGAACTTAATGATAATATGACACGTCGTGACTTAATTGAACAGAAGGATGCAGATGGCCTTGTTAGGGGTGCCATCAGGTCTTTAACTGAGACTGAAAATTACTACCAGTTCTTCTTAGAAGACGGCCAAGGTGCAGACGATTTGTGTGACCAGATCCGTTTCTTTAGTCAAGCCTGTGATTGTAAGTTTGTATTCTTTGAACCAATACAGGACGTGGTTACTGGTTCTAGTGAAGAAAGCAAGGAGCAGCAGCTTGCCGACTTATCTGTACGCTTATCTAAGATGGCAGCAGATCTTAACGTAGGTATTGTTACTATCGCACACACTAACGAGAACGGTGATCCTAAGTATTGTAAGATGATCGGACAACGTGCATCTGTTATTATTGACCTTAACCGTGATAAAGATGCTGAGACAGTAGAAGAAAAGAACACAACCTATATCAAAGTTGAGAAGAACCGACCCTGTTCCCAAGAAGGGCCAGCAGGTAAGATGAAATTCAACTACGATACATTCACATTACGAGAGGTACTATAATGAAGGATAAACTATTAATATCGTTTTCGGGGGGCAGAACCTCTGGTTATATGGCTCACAGATTATTAAAGGAAATTCCTAGCAATGTGGATGCTAGGGTTGTTTTCGCTAACACTGGACAAGAGGATGAGAGAACCTTAAATTTTGTTCATAATTGTGAACGTGTTTTTGGTTGGGACATAACTTGGGTAGAGGCTAAAGTTAATCCAAACAAGGGTAAGGGAACCACCCATCGTATTGTGAACTACGATAATGCCTCTCGTCTAGGGCAACCTTTTGAAGAGGTTATTAGTAAGTACGGTATACCTAACCAATCTATGCCACACTGCACTAGGGAATTAAAACTTCACCCAATAAAATCACTATGCAAATCTTGGGGTTGGAAAAAGGGTTCTTACTCATCTGCTGTAGGAATAAGGGCCGATGAAGTAGATCGCATGTCGAGTTATGCCGAAAAAGAAAATTTAATATACCCATTAGTAAAGTGGGGAGTAAAAAAACCAGATGTATTAGAGTGGTGGTCTAAGCAAAACTTCGATTTAAATATACCCGAGCATATGGGTAACTGTGTGTGGTGTTGGAAAAAATCTTACAGAAAGTTAGTGCAGGTTTACAGAGATAATCCAAACTTGTTTGACTTTCCAGAACGTATGGAAAATGCGTATTCCAATGCTGGTGCTATGGCTAGTCGCACTGGTAAGCAGCAAGTCTTTTTTAGAAAGCATCTTAGTGTTGGTGATATAAAAACTATGGCAATGGGAGAACACCTTGGTTTTGAAGACCCTCACTACGAAGAGGAATGCGCAGAAAGTTGTGAAGTGTTCAGTGATAGTAGTTTACGGGAGATTGTATAGTGACAGTATTCGATATTGAGACTGACGGACTAAACAGCACTAAGATACACGTTCTATCTTGGTCTAATGACTTTGGTAAGACTGTAAAGCATACACATAATTACGATGAAATGCGATACGTCTTACTTAACAGTGAAACTCTTGTAGGTCATAACATCATCAGGTTTGATATTCCCCAAGCAGAGAAGGTTCTGGGGATTAAGATCAATGCTCGGCTAATAGACACCTTGGCCATGTCTTGGTATTTGAACCACGACAGACTAAAGCACAACCTTGATGGATATGGTCAGGATTACAACGTACCTAAACCTAAGATCACCGATTGGGAGAACCTCTCTCCAGAGGAATATGCTCACCGTTGTGATGAGGACGTTAAGATCAATGGTCGCCTATGGCGTGACCTACTAATTAAGATCAATGAGATCTACGACGACAAAGACGTTATGGAGAAGTTTATAGACTACCTTATGTTCAAGATGCAGTGTGCTGCTGAACAAGAGGCCCTGCAGTGGAAATTAGATGTAGACAAAGCACTAAAGCACCTAGCTGATTGGGAATGGCTTAAGGAGCAGAAGACAGAACAGCTAGCCGATGCTATGCCAAAGATTGTCAAGATGAAAGAAGTTAAGCGTCCTGACAAGATGTACAAAGCAAACGGTGAGACTACTGTGGCCTGTGACAAATGGTATGACTTGTGTCTGGAATATAATAAGCACCCAGATTGTAGCTCAATCGAGGTAGTCCACAGTGAGTGTCGTGGTAATCCTAACTCAAGTGACCAAGTAAAGGCTTGGTTGTGTAGCTTAGGTTGGGAACCACGAACATTCAAGTTCACACGGAATAAGATCACGGGGGAAGAGAAAAGTGTACCACAAATACGACGGGATTCAGAACTCTGTCCATCTGTTAAAGAGTTGGTTAACAAGGAACCAAGTATTAGTCTTCTTGATGGGTTGTCTGTTCTTACACATCGTATTGGTGTCCTCAGATCAATGGTTGAAGCAGAAGACAATGGATACGTGCAAGCAACTATTGCAGGGTTCACTAACACTCTCCGCTTTCGTCACGCCAAACCATTGGTCAACTTGCCATCAGTTGATAAACCCTACGGAAAAGAGATCCGAGGATGTTTAGTTGCACCAGAGGGTTACACATTGTGTGGTGCTGATATGACATCACTAGAGGATACGACAAAACGTCACTACATGAAACCATTAGATCCTAACTATGTTGCAGAGATGTCTAAGGAAGGGTTTGACCCACACCTTGACCTTGCTAAACACGCAGGTGTCATCACACAAGAGGATATCGACAAGCATAACTCAGGTGAACGTAGCCTCAAAGCACTGCGCAAGAACTACAAGGTAGTTAACTACAGTGCCACATATGGTGTAGGGGCCGCTAAACTGGCCCGTGAGACGGGTATGGATAAGAAAGAGGCCCAAGCCCTGCTAGATGCCTTTTGGTCACGTAACTGGTCAGTAGAGAAGGTAGCAGAAGAGTTACGAGTGAAGGAACGTCGTGGTTACATGTGGTTGCAGAACCCTGTATCTAAGTTTTGGTATAGCCTACGGTCAGACAAAGATCGTTTCTCTACACTGAACCAAGGTACTGGTGTTTTCTGTTTCGACAGTTGGGTCAAAGAGTGTCGGCTTCGTGGTCTTAAGACTATCGGACAGTTTCACGACGAGGTGGTTGTACTTGTAAAGGAGGGTTTTGAGGATTGGACTAAGACACAGATGGAAATATCCATAAGCAAGACTAACGAAAGCATTAAGCTAAACGTAGATCTTGGCATAGATGTGCAATTCGGCAACACTTATGCAGAAATACACTAAAGACGAAATTAATTATCCAGAAGTAGTTAACTTTTACGCTTTTGGGTGCATACTTAATAATACGACCTTAACGAAAAGGATACCCGATATGGCAGTATATGATATGGAAATGGTACTAGAATGGGCAAAAGTTTTCCCAGAGAATGCAGACATGGGGGACCCTAACGGTAACCGTGTAGCTAAGTCCATTGCCGATAAGGGTGGGCAGTTTAGCGTACAAGCCTACTTTACAGACGAAGCTCAAATTGAAAAGCTACTGGAGGAAGGACTTAATCCATCACCAATGAATTCTGATCGGATCATTGAAGGCAACAGCAGCTACGGTATTGGTAAATATATGAAGCTAAAACGTCTGGTGAAAGATGAGAAGACATTCACAGATCGTAATGGTAAACAGTTTACAAAAGACTATGGCGGTACACCTAATGTAGTAGACCTACGTGATGGTATTGAAAATAAACGTCTTTGGTCTTTTGCTGATGATGGTCTTCTGATTAATGGCACTAAGGCCCGTGTACAGTTTGAAACTTACTCTAATGGTTCAGGTGTTCGTCTCTTAAACATTGGTGTGTTAGATCTAGCAGAGTCTTCTGACTACGATAATACTAACAACTCAGAGTGGTTGGTGGAGGGTTAAATGCCAAAGTATACCTTAATCTCAGAGTCCACGATGGAAATTGATGGGTACGAAGATAAACGAATTCTTGAGGTCACCACCAACGGTGGCCTTGAGGAAATGGCTACAGTGTTCGCTAACTTCCTTCATGTAGATGGTTTTACTTATACTGACTCTGTTGACATTAGAAAGGAAGATGGTTCAGTAATCCGAGGGGATCTCTTTTGACCAAAGTCTTAATTGATGGGGACATCGTAGCCTATCGTTCAGCTTTTGCTACAGAGAAGGACTTTGAAGATAAAGCTGCTGAATACATAGATGAGTTTATGGGTGGTATCTTAGCTGACACTTGCTTGTTTATTGATGAAAGTAGTTACGAGGTTTTCCTTACTGCAAAACGAAATGGCGATTCCCCAAACTTTAGGGACCAAATCTACAGTGCTTATAAAGCCAATAGAAAGGACAAACCTAGACCAAGACACCTTAGTTTTTGTAGAGACTACTTGATTATCAACTACAATGCTAAGGAAAGTTTCGGTGCAGAGGCTGATGACTATATAGCCACAAGAGCCACAGAACTTGGTGAAAACGCTATCATTGCCTCTGTCGATAAAGACTTCCTGCAAATACCTTGTACGTTCTATAATGTGAACAAAAGAGAATTTACAAAGATAACACCAGAGCAAGGGTTGTGGTTTTTCTATAATCAACTTCTGGTGGGGGATTCTGTGGATAATATAAAAGGTGCCAAAGGTATTGGACCTGTGAAAGCAGCTAAGATCCTTAAAGGTGCTGAGTCAGAGTTAGACCTCTGGAAAAGATGCCTAGAAGCCTACGAGGGGGACAGGGATGCAGCGGTCTTAAATGCTAGATTGGTTTGGTTACAACGAGAGAAAGGCCAGATATGGAAGCCACCCGACAGGCGATAAAATACGGCTACAGATCAGGCTTAGAAGAAAGTGTGGCCAAAGATCTAGAAACTAGGGGGATAAAATATGAGTACGAAACTAAGAGGATCTCTTACGAGGTAGCTGAAACTCGTACTTATACCCCCGACTTTATTCTCCCTAATGGGATAATAGTAGAAACAAAGGGACGCTTTGTAACAGCCGATAGAAAAAAACACTTACTGATACAGAAACAATATCCCCAGTATGATATTAGATTTGTATTTCAGAATCCCCGTGCAAAACTCTATAAAGGCTCTAAGACAACTTATGCTCAGTGGTGTGACAAACACGGGTTTATCTGGGCAGAGAAAAGGATACCCGACGAATGGCTAAAACTGCAGTAGTATTTAGTTGCGCACACGCAGACCCCTCAGTAACAAACGAACGGTTTGACTGGTTAGGACAACTTATTTACGACATCAATCCAAACTACATCATTGACTTAGGTGATGGTGCAGATATGAGATCCTTAAATACCTTTGATGGCCGTTACCCAGAGGCTATCGTAAGCCAGAACTACGAAGCTGATATTGATAACTACAACGAGGCAATGGACAGGCTTCGACGACCCTCTAATGCACGAAAGTACAAACGTCCTTATTGGATTGGTTTTGAAGGTAACCACGAGAACCGTATTAAGAAGGCTATTAAACACGACCCCCGACTAGCAGGTGATAAATACGGGATCTCTTTTGGACACCTACAGACGGAACACTGGTTCGACGAATACCACGAGTACAAAAATAATGCCCCCTCGGTCGCTGATTATGATGGTGTATCATATGCCCATTTCTTTAGTTCTGGTAACTTTGGGACAGCCATGTCTGGCATTCACCATGCCTACTCTTTACTACAAAATCGCAACCATAGTTC